CCAATTGACATATTAAGCATTTAGGTATATACTAAATACATGAACCACATTAATGAAGAAGATCTGTCTCCAGAGGAGCAGGAATTCGGTATCTGGCTTTCTAACGGTATTGATAGAGGCTGGATTAGTGAGCCATACTGCCATACGCATGACGGTGGTATGCAATATATGAGTGAAGAAGAAATAGAAGAGTGGGATCAAGGTGGAGATCCTTGTGAACACGTTATTAGAATATTTATTTAAAGGAGAAAAATGAAAAAGGTAGTGGGTATATTAGTAATTCTATTTACTGCTGCGTATTTGCCAGCAGTATCTGCAGAAGAAAAACCAGCAATTGCAATTATTGATACAGCAATTGATACTAATGTTGTAAAGGTTTTTCATGAAGTTTGCGTAATGCAAGAAAAACGTTGTCCAAACAAACAAACATTTATGGAGGGTCCAGGATCTGCGACTCTTCCAGCATCACAACTATATAAAAATGGATTTCATCATGGAACAGTAATGGCTTCCATTGCTGCATCTATTAATCCTAATATGAATATTATTTTTGTTCGTATTGTTCCTATGGCAAACAATGGTCGTCAAGGTTTTTACGGAGAAAATGATTTAAATGGTGCATTTCAATGGGTTCTTGCAAACAAGTCAAGATTCAATATTGTTGCAATTTCTGCATCATTAGGCAGTCATAGTTTTAAATCTATGACAAACTATTGCCCTGTGCGAGAATATCTTAGTAAGAGCATTACTGATTTACAAAGTCTAGGAGTAGCAACTGTTCTTGCTGCTGGTAATAATTATGATAAACAGCGTGTTGACTTTCCAGCATGTATTTCTGAGTCTATTGCAGTAGGTTCTGTTGGAGAACGTGGCAATATTGAAAACTATAGTAATGGTGGACCAGATTTGGACTTCTATGCTTTAGGAACATATGATACTGCTCTTGGTAGGGCTATGGGTACTTCTGCTGCTACCGCTGCATTTGCTGCATACTGGGCAAAAAATTACAAGGGTACCTATCAAGCAACATATGATAATGTAAAATCATTATCTAAGGATCTTGTAGTATCAGTTAAGTAGTGATATAATAGATAGTGCACCTGCCAAACGGGGGTGCACTACTTACTCGCTTAATAAGGAGGCAATTATGGTAAGTTCATTTGCATTGGATCTTTTTAAAGATCCATTTTTTATTGGTTTCAACAGAGAGTTGGACCGACTTTCAAATATCCATCGTGAGGCTGTTCGTCAATCTTTTCCACCATATGACTTGGTGAAACTTGATGATGACACCTATAGGATATCTCTTGCAGTTGCTGGTTTTAACAGCAGCGAAGTAGAGGTTTCTGTGGATAATGGAAGTTTAATTATCAAGGGTGAGAAAACCGATGAGGCTTCTACAGAAGTCTTACATAAGGGTATCGCAACCAGAAAGTTCACACGCACCTTTGCTCTTGGAGAGTATATGGAGGTTGATCGTGCTGAAATGGCAGACGGTATTCTTAATGTCTTTGTGGAAAGAAACATTCCCGAAGAAAAGAAACCTAAAAAAATCGCAATTAAGTCTACAAAAAAGTAGATAACATCTAGTTATATCATTGACAATAAATGTTTTCAATGTTATAATTGATTCATCCCAATGGGCAGTCTTTTTTCCTTTCTCTTCTGCCCAAGGGTACGGACACCTGAGCATGTGTATAAACTGCTCATAAATAAAGGAGTAATAATGCCTAAGTATGACTACAAGTGTTCTTCTTGCGGTTCTACTATTGAGTTTGAGCGAGGTATAGGAGAAGATAGAGAGCCATCATGCTGCTCTAATATAATGACTCGTATATGGAATTCTGTTCCAGGTGTTATGTTTAATGGTTCTGGTTTTTATTCAACGGATAATAGAAAGTAGAGATATAATTACATTATGAGTTCTATTGTAAAAGAACATCCTAGCGTAAAGCAAAAGGAATGGCAACTAAAGGCAGTAGACAGATGTGATAGTTGTGGGGCACAAGCCTATGTTATGGTAAAAGGATCCACTGGAGACTTAATGTTTTGTGGTCATCATTATGAAAAAATAATGAACAATCCAGATGCTTATACAAAAATGATGGCATTTATGCTTGAAGTCATTGATGAGCGTGAACAACTAGTAGATAATAGACTGATTGGAAGTCATAACTAATGTACCAATATTATGTAAGAGAAGTAAAAGGCGTAGTAGATGGAGATACCATCGACGTTTTAATTGATTTGGGTTTTAATGTTTTATTTGAACAGCGTGTTCGTTTGGCTGGTATTGATACGCCAGAATCTAGAACATCTGATAAGTTTGAAAAAAGTCTTGGTCTTGAAGCCAAAGAATATCTTAAGAAACAACTTAAAGATGCCAAATCTATTGTAATCAAAACAGAAAAGATGGATTCATCTGAAAAATATGGACGTATTTTAGGATGGTTATATGCTAATGGCGATACAGAATCTATTAATGATAAAATGATTAATGATGGATATGCTTGGGGATACCTTGGCGAAACCAAAATTAAAGATTTTGCAGCCTTAGCAGCACAAAGAGCCAAGTCTAAAAAATGAAAACAATCTACTATTTCACGGCTGATTGGTGTCAGCCTTGTAAGCGTACCCGTCCAATAGTAGAAGAACTTAATCGTGAACAAACTGAGGCGGGATTTCAAATTATAGACGTTGATGATAACCCAGAACTTGTAAAATCTTTTAGCATACAGTCGGTGCCTACGTTTATATTAATTGATAATGGGGAAGAGATTGGCAGGATAATAGGTGGACAGACTAAAGAGAGTTTGGAAAAATTTATTTATGAATAAAGATAATGATGAAATAGAAAAACTAATTCTCGCTGGTGGTATACAGGTTGCGGGGGTAGATGAGAATGGTGAATTGTTATATCAGTTCACTCCTAAAATGAAAGATATAAATAAACATTTATATGAAGATCATCTAAACTTTGTCAATTCAGAGATTATGAAACTGTGGGAGTCAGGCTATGTTAATATTGATTTATTTGCTGAAGAGCCTATAGTGACTTTGACTAAAAAGGCCTTTATTCCAGATGCCCTTGCAAAATTAACAAAGCAGCAACGTTGGTCTTTAGAGGAAATAAAAAGGCTGCTGAAGAGGCGAGAAGTCTGATATAATTTTGGTATGCCATATCGTGTAGGTGCTAAAGGGTCTTACGGTTGTTCTGGCTACCCTGCCCTTAAAGTGGGTACTAATGAAGTAATGGGGTGCCACGATACACGAGCACAGGCTGCTGCACAGATCTATGCAATAAATCGTTCTGAAGGTAACATTGGAAAAAATATGCATGAGATCAAAGAAGGCGATTTTGTTATGGGTGCAACCACAGAAGGTTTAGTTCATGGCATGGTTGAACACATTATGACTGAAGGTGGAACTCTTGGAACACCTGGAACTAGATATGCTCTTGAGTCAATGCCACCAGAAAATCCTGCTATGTCTGTTAGAATTTATAAAGAAGAAGATGGTGGTTGGGAGCCAACTGCCTATAGTATTGGAATGATGTATGCAGATGCAGAAAAAATAGATATTGAAACACATGAAATGGATGCAGAAGAAACTATGAAATCTTATCATTCTAATAATGAAGAAGAAGATAAATGGGATAATCTTACCAAGGCATGTTGGGTTGGATATGAACAGCAGGGTATGAAAGAAAAAGATGGAAGAATGGTTCCTAATTGTGTACCTATTGGAAAATCAAATAATATAGACAAGGCAAAAGGTGTTTCTGTTGGAGATCATGTTCTGTTCGCTGTTCCAAAACCACCAGATAAAACTGAGTCTGCTCATGGAATTGTAGAAAGAGTTGAAAGATCTGGCACTGTAAAATTGCCTGGAACAAATGAAAGTGTTGAAGCATCTGCAGATAATCCTGTTGCTGTTGTAAGAGTTTATGCAATGGATGAAAATGGCAAGATGACTAGAACAGATAGACGTGTTGTAAAACCCTTTAGTTCTTTAAGAATTTCTTCCAAGCCTATTGATAAAGCAATGCATGATGACGATGAAGATGACGATGATGTAAAAAAAGCATCTGCAAAAGTAGAGTCAAGACTAAGAGAATTGGTTCAAGATTATAACAAAGGTAAAGAAGGAAATAAAAAAATAACTGTTGGTACTTTAAGACAAGTATATAATCGTGGTATCGGCGCATATAGAACTAATCCATCTTCTGTTCGTGGTAGTGTAGCAAGCGCAGAGCAATGGGCAATGGGAAGAGTTAATGCTTTTATGGCTGGACTTCGTGGAAGATTCCCAAGAAAACCATTTGATTTAGATCTTTTTCCAAGTGGTCATCCGAGATCAACTAAAAAGTTTGAATGGTCTGGATCGCTATTTGATATGAAAACCTTTAGGAAATAAAATGTCATCAGGAAAATACAAAAGACACGACGGATTTAATTCAATTCAAATTAAAGACGGTATGATTGTTCGTCTACGTAAAGATGGAACAATAAAAGCAATTCTAGGAAAATACGGGGAGTATAAGAAAAATGACAAATAACATTAAAGTTGTACAGCCATCAGATATACATAAAGAAGAAACATATACACCAACTTCAGGTATGAAATCTGCTGCTCGCCGTGCTCTTCGTTGGAAAGAAGAAGGCAAGGCAAAAGGTGCAGGAACTCCAGTAGGTTGGGGTCGTGCAACAGATATTGTAGCGGGTAGATCAATGTCTCTTTCTACAGTAAAAAGAATGTACTCTTTCTTTTCTCGTCATGAAGTTGACAAAAAAGGAAAAGACTTCTATAATACTAGTAACCCTTCAAATGGTCGTATCATGTGGGATGCATGGGGCGGAGATGCAGGGTTTTCTTGGTCACGTAAAATTGTAGAACGTGAAAAAAATAGAGCAGAAAAAGCATGGGAAGGCAGCGCATTTAATCGCTAGGGGGTAGCGCAATGGAAGATTTAAGCATTGAGGATTTAAAACAGTTGATTTCTTTTTATAAACAAAGATCATCTGAGTTAGAGTTTTCTAATTTGCAATGGCAGTTGAGATATGCTAAATTACAAGCATCTTTATCTCAACCAATTCCAGCAACTAAGGTAACAAAAACAAAATCTGAGTAGCGGATAATAAAATGGAATACGCACTTGCTAGTGTATTTGCTTTAGCATTGTCTTTTATTTTAATAAATTTGATTGGATCTAGAAGAAAAATATCAAGAAAAAAAATAATTTATCGTCAAAGCGATACACATAATTTTCTTAAAGAATTTTTTTCAAGAGATACTGAAATGGAAAATAAAACAACACAGTCTAAAAAAAGGCAAGAAGAGCGTGGAACAAAGATTATTGTTACAGAAGATGATAAGGCATATTGGGTAATAGATAATATTTTTTATACTACAAATGTTATAAATGGTAGGCCAGACTTTGATAATGCAAGGCCTATAGATACTTCAAATATGTCTAAGAAAGAACTTGACAAAATGCTTTTTATACTGGATAATTTAGGTAGAGGTGATAAGAATGAACGTGGTAGTTCAGGGAACTAGCGATTTTAACGAATATAACATATTCCTTCGTGCTATGGGAGTTGCTATGTCTGGCATGTCTGAAGATGATATAGAGTTAAATGTTTATTCTGTAGGCCCTGCCAAAATTAATTCTATGGTTATGGAGTTTGTGAATCTTTCAGAACGTGGAATGAAGGCTAGAGGTAAAAAGATTAAGTATTATAAGGTTCCATTTTCTTGGGTAGAAGAGAATATGGAATACATGAATTACTTTGCGTTTATGAGTAAACCAAAGCAGCCAGTATCAAAATTGATAGCAAAGGCAGAATTACAAGGGAAAGAAATAGGAATTTTTAGGTATTAATATGACACAACAAGATCCAAGATTTTTTTGCTACAAACAAGAATACTTTGGTGGCACAGAATATATGGCTAGATATTTTCATAAAAATGTAGCCCCATTTTTGCCACAACTAAAACAATATAACTGTTTAATTTTGCCAGGGCAAACAGATAAACCATATGCTGAATTAATATATGAACCAAAAGAAATTATTATATGGCTACATAATTTAGTAGATCAATTTGGTTTTCAACTTTATCATCTTTTTACAGATAAAAGATTTATAGATAAAATCAAATACATAATTACTGTATCTGAATATCATAGACAAGACGTTATTAACAAGACTGGTATTGATCCAAACAAAGTTATTGCTATCTATAATGCTATTGATCCTATTGAAAATGATCTTTCAAGGTTTGAAAATGTAGATGTTCCACAACTCATATACACATCTTCGCCAGGACGAGGGTTGGAAATAGGTTTAACTGCACTATCCAAATTAGATATTGAATTTAGACTTAGTATTTTCAATGAAATAGTTCCAGACCTAGTAAGAATAGATGATGGCAATAGAAAAATACTAGAAGATCCACGTTTCTTTTTCTATGGTAAAACCCCGCATAAAACAGTTCTAGATCATATGTCACGTTCGCATATCTTCATGCATACAAGTAATTGGCATGAAACGTTCTGCTTGTCTCTTGTAGAGGGCCTAAGTGCTAACTGTTTGTCTGTATACAGTACTTTTGGATCTTTAGGGGAAGTAGGATCTGGATTTGGTTTGCCATACGATATAGAAAATAATACACAAAAAGATATAGAAAAGCATGTACAAGTTTTTTCTAATAAGATTACTAAAGCAATTGAAATGATCAAAAAGGGAGATTTTGATCCAGGTAATCAAGCAGAAACTATAAATAATAAGTTTTCTTGGGATAACTTTAAAAATGCTTGGATTGATTTTTATGAAAAGAGAATATAAGTGATTATAAAAGATTTAAATCAAATGGAAAAAATAGTTTCCAAAAACAAAAACCTAAATTGGGTTGGTTGGGATATTGCAGATCGTCGTCGTACAGAGGCTGGCAGAACTGCTATTAACGGTGTTAGAGTAGATGGTCAATGGTACGTCCAGACAATTTATCCACTTACTAGCAACGGATGGGATTTACCGAATAAGTATAGGATGTAAGCCATGAAGCAGCACCTCTGGAAAGATGATGCTTTGTGTCTAGGATCAGATACAAATATATTCTTTGATGTATATGAAGAAAAAACAGATACAAGAGAGTTTGTTGATTCTCTTTGTCGTACCTGCCCAGTAGCAAGACAATGTTTTGCTGTTGGTGTCTCTGGTAAAGAGTGGGGCATATGGGGCGGGGTATATTTAGAAGAAGGCGAAATATCAAAAGAATTTAATAATCATAAGACTAAACAAGATTGGTCTTATACTTGGCAAGCATTAACGATGGGATAGTTATGTATACGGATAATATGCGTAGGGCTTTTCGTTCTATACCTGCTCCAAATAATTTTGCCATTTCTCTTATTGACAATGAGCACTTCCTTACGATAAAATTAGATGAGAAGTCGTTCTTGCCATTAACACATGACGAGAAAATAGAAGCGGTGAAATACGTCACCCTTGTTAAAAAGGCTTTAGAGATGGAGGGGGCTGTTGTGTTAGTAACACGAGAGCCATTAAAATGATAAAGTTATTATTCAAGTCTTTAGTTTGCATTGCCAAAGATCATCAGTTTATTGATGTTGGCAAATGCCCCTTTACTGGTAACCAATATAAAATGTGCACAAGGTGTCAAGAAATGGTAACAGCATAATGCAAACCTTTTTACCTCATTCAACATTTACTAAATGTGCTCAGGCTCTTGATAATAAAAGACTAAACAAGCAGATACTTGAAGGCTATCAGATTCTTAATGTTAATTCTGGTATGTCGAAGACTGGTGGATGGCGTAATCATCCTGCAGTTCTTATGTGGAAAGGTCATGAAGGCAGTCTACTTGAATACATAGGAGAGATGGTAAAAGAAGCAAAACTTCGTGGCATAAATACCGACGGTAACGAAAATAACATTAAAGCCTTATTTAATAAGGTAGGAGACATGTGGAACTATGATGTTCCAACATGGATGCATGATAATGTAAAACTTATGCGTGTTATTACTACACATAGATCAAACCTATTTAAGAAAGATCCTTTGTATTATGCTAGGTATCAGGTTGCTATGAATAGTCCTTATAATATTCCTTGCTGCCCTGATCGTAAAATACCGTGCCAGTACTACTGGGTAACACATGAAAGTAGAGTACAATAGTAGTATGGAGATATTAACAATAGTACTAGGAATCTTTACAATATCTTTTGCAATAGCATATGCTGTATCTGTATCAAGAATAAAAAAAATGACAGAGGCGTTCGCTCAAGTTCTAATAAGTCAGGCCCAATTAGAAGCAGCATATGAAAATTATGCAAAAGCAAAAAGCGTTATTAATGATGCGGATGTTCACACTCAGAGTTTTATTAAATTTCTTTCAGATTCTCGTGATTGGGCATTTCAATATATTGAAGAAGTTCAAGGCGGTTTAAAAAAGTTTATAAATGAAATACAGCCACAAATAGAATATTATGATAAATATGGCGCTGCGGTTGAAGGTATGGTTGCTCCACATGATTTTGCATTAAAAAAGATATCTGCAGAATTAAAAGAGTTAAAAAAACTTTTACCAGAAGAAACGCCAGATGATAGACGCTAGAGGAATACCAACCTGCAGATGCCCAAACTGTGGAGATACCTTGTTTAGAGCATTAGTTTCTTTTGATCCAGAAACCTATACAGTAGGAATGTATCATTTAGACATTCAGTGTCATAGTTGTGGCACTCTTGCTACTGCACCAACACCACTAGATAATCCAACACAAACTAATGATCAAATATAAGTTAAAACAAGCAGAAGAAGTTTTTGCATATGATTACCCAGTATGCGAGATAAAAGATTGCATAGAAAAAAGTGACAGACTTGCAATGACAGAAACAAGATTTGTTGACTTCTGTAAAAAACATCATGAGGAGTATATATTAAAATGAAAAATAATAAAGTAATTTTTATACCAGGATCACAACTTGCTGATTATGTTGGAATAAGCCCTAAACCATCTAAAAACTATATTCCAAAATGGTTAAAGGAAATGTCACAAGTTCAGTTAAAAGGGAATGGATTTTTTGGTCCTACAGCAAAAAAATGTATGCCATTTATGGATAGTTTTTTAACAGGGTACACACAAGAATTAATATGTGATGTTGAAATAATTTATAATGGAAAAGATAACAATGGAAATGATTTAATTAAATATATATGGCATGGCGATATCAGGCCAATTTCTTCAAGACAAGAAGATAGTGTGTCAGAAAAAACTTTTCCAAATTTTGATGGATTTTATAATTTTGAACCACATTGGATTACACAATGGGAACCAAAAACTCCTTCTGGTTACAGTACACTTTATACCCATCCGTTGAATAGACCAGATCTTCCATTTCATACATTAAGTGGAATTATAGATACAGATTCATGGCAAGGGCCTGGTCCATTAGGATTTTTAATTAAAAGGGGATTTCAAGGAATTATTCCAGCAGGAACTCCGATATATCAAATGTTTTTTATTAAAAGAGAAATTTGGAATTCTGAAAAAACAAAATATGATGAAAGGTATCAAACAGAAAAAATTTATAAAATAAAAAGATTTGCTCAAGATGGATATAAAAAAATACATTGGTCAAGAAAAGAATATAGGTAAATTAAAATGAAAGAGATATTACTATCAATATTAACAGGTTTTGGATGCGGTATTGCATTTGCTGCATTCAAATTGCCAGTTCCAGCCCCGCCAGTTTTTTCAGGCGTAGCAGGAATTATTGGGCTTTGGGCTGGCTATGCTATACTAGTTAAAGTCATATCCTAGGAGGAACAAATGACACAAAAAGAACTAAAGGCAATGCTTGCATCATACGCACGTTCAGTCGTTGGTGCAGCAGCAGCGCTGTACACTGCAGGAGTAACAGATCCAAAAGATCTATGGGCAGCACTTGTTGGTGCGCTAATTCCAGTAGCAGCACGTGCAGTCAATCCTAACGATCCAGCATTTGGACGTTTGCCAGCAGCATCTGCTGTTGAGTCGGCTTTGAAGAAGGCTAAGTCAAAGAAGGCTAAAGACGCAGAGTAATTAACTATTCTGTTATAGAGAGCGGGCTTAGAAATAGGCCCGCTTTTTATTTTAAAGAATCAAACAATTCTAAATATTTATCTTTAAGAATTTCTGGAGAAAAAGATTCAATACCTATATCTAAAGCCTTTTGTTTAAGTTGCATTTGATCTTTTTTTCTCATACTAACATAGTTATCAATAAGTCTTGCTAATTGTTTGGGGTCACCTGAATATACATCAATAATAGATTTTGCTCTAAATTCTCCAACTTTTTCTGCATCTATCAACCATTCTTTTGGCAAAACTTGATTATTAGGGGATAGGTCTGTCATAAAAACTGGAAGCCCACTGATCAATGCTTCATTCATTGGAAGGCAAAGTCCAGCATATCTTCTTGGCAAAATCATAGCGTCATATCCAGCATATAGATCTTCTCTGTTTTTTATATTTTGATGACGAAACGAAACTCGTGGATCTCGTGGTCTTCCTTCTAATTCAGTCTGGGAAGTTATAACCAAACTATAATCTTCTTTAGAATATTTTAGCATCTCAAGAACTGTATCTGTACCATTTCTATCTCTGGCAGCCTTTTTTCCAGCCACATGTAAAATACGATTATGAGTTCTAGCCATGTTTTCATTTCTTGCTTTATTGAATAGACTTATATCTGTTGGTGGGGGTAAATGAATAAGTTTAGCCTGATCTCCAAACCTAGTCTGCATTTCTTCAAACTTCCATAGGCTAGGTGCCACAAGAACATCTGGAAGAGACTCATCTTTACGCTCTATATTGACTAAAAACTCATAGTTATATTGCAGTATTGTTTTAACACCCATGTCTCTTGCTATATCTATAAGTAAAGAAGAATAAAATGTTTCACAAGAAAAAACTACATCTAAATCTCTAAGGAATGATATTATTTCTCCACGCTTAGGAAATCCAAATCTAGTGACTGCTTGTTCATAACCTTGATACCAATCAATATTTTGTTTATTTTTATTAAATGAACTAGAATCAATTATAAGAACTTTTCTTGGATTTAACATTTTTACAAGTTCTCTGGTTTGATTACCGAGGCCAGTATTATCGCACCTTACTATCATTCCCAGGTTCATTCTTTATACCCCCAGACTAAATCATCTGTAGTAAACTTTCTAGTTCCCTCACGACCATCTAAATGATAAGATCTTTTTATTCCGCCTTCTGGATGATAAATCCAAAGTTTATGTTTGCTCCAACCAAGATCTCCATGAATTTTACAGTCTTCAATTACAATACCATGAAAGCCATCTTCAATAAATGTTCCTTTCCATGCTTTTTGTAAAACCTCATTTCTATAATATGTAACTCTAGATAAATGTGGTCTCTGACTCCACTGAGAAGTTTTCATAAATCCATCTTCTAAACCAAACATTAAATGATTATGTTCGTGTGGAATCTGTTGTTCAAAGTGAAATCTAATTGTATTTGCTTTATCATACTCAAACATATCTAAACATTTTTGCCAATCAATATTATCAGATGTAAGTGGTGCATCACCTTCAACATAAAGCAGTATTGGTGTTTTTATTAGATTTATTGTATCAAGCATCATATTAGTTTGATGCTCATGATTTCTAAATACTACTGGCAATACATTTTTCCACTCGTGCATACACTTCCAAAGAACTCTATTTTTATATTCATCATAATCTTTTTTACGATCTCGCTGTTCTTCACGAAGTCCATCTATCTGCATAATTATTTCATTTTCTGGAAAGTGTTTACGAATAGCAGCAACTGTTTCGTCTATAATTCTGGTATCTGGATGGCTAGGCAAAACCGAGGTAGCCATAACAATAGTAACATCTCTAAGATGCATTTAGATCCTCCATGACTTTAAATGCAAAATCTCTTTTATATTTAATCCACCAGCATACCACCTTATGAAGGTTTGCAGGGTAGTCATTCATTAGTTCTAGATATATTTTATGTAAATCATTCCAGTCATGTGTTAGTTGTACTGGTATAGATTTGCCATAAATATAGTCATAGTAGTTTATTTCTCTGCCCTGCGAATCTTTTCTATCTCCTATGGGTAAGGTAAGCATTTCTATAGCCTCAAAGAATCTAAATGAATCTATTACTTGTGCACCAGATGGTGCTGGAGCAACCTTAGCGCTTGCTAATTTTCGATAGTACTCCTGTGGTGGGTCACCCTGTGCAAAGCCCTCTGTAGGGCAGTACAGAGCGTTTTCCATGCTGGACATGGCCTTGGCTAACTCCTGCCTGCGTTGATGTGTAATCTGTCCGCCAAAATAAATATTATGTTGTTTAATAGGATAATTAGGAAGATTGTTTTTTAGATGTTGAGGAACGCCGATAAAAAATCTATTATATTTTTCGTGTTTCTGGTGCGGGTATTGAATCCAAATACTTATATTAGGATGTTTAATGGCATCAGCATTAAACAAAGCACACTCATCTCCCGTTATAAATAATACAACACGATTAAGGTTTGCTAATTCTTGATTGATTTGTTCTTCACTACCTGCGTTTCCTTGACCTGGTATTACAACAAAAGCCCTATCATCTTTTGGTATATTATTTACTACAACTTGTTCTATATGATTACGTTCAAATGAGGATCGTAGTAGTTCATAATCCCATTTGCCATCAGCAGAGTCAAGTGGATTTGTAGAAAAAATATAGGCTTTTATCATTTTATAATCTTCCATAAATCTTCTTCTACAATTAATTTTTCTATTAAATTATTATTGATTTGAGATTCATATTGTTTAATTGCTTTAATTTTTAAATCTGCATAACTTGTATTTATTTTATATAAGTTATATTTTGAATTAAATTTATATAATCTTTTTAAATATAGTTCAGGATATAAAATTTTATATGGCAACTCTGCATAAATAAAATATGTTTTATTAAAATTGTCCATTAAACTAAAAAGAATATTGGATAAAAGTAAATGGTCTGGATGATGTATTCCCAATGGAATATAAATATTTTCATAATTAATAATAGTATCTTTTATCCAACTCAATAATAAACTTTCATCTTGTTTTCCATAAACATCATCTAATAAATCATTATTAATAATGCTTGCACCAATTATTTGACAGGCGTACTCATGTTCTTTACGAAGCAATGTGTGTTTTTTAAAGCCAATATCATCATCAGGAATTCCAGCAAACGCTGATGCAATGGTAAAGTTATTGTTTATACTAATATAGTCTCCCATAGAAAATATTGCATCATCTGTATGTGGAGAAAAAATTAAACTATTCATTTTCTAAAATACCAATGAGCCTCATGATTTTTTGCTAAAAACTCTCCACGATACCCTAGTGATTCTAAAAACCCTATTGTTTGCTCTGGAGTAGTGTTGTAGTCACGAATTCCAAGATCATCATGAATTGATATAAATATTTTTAAACTATTATTTTTTAATGTGTCTTCCGCACCTTTAAGAACTAAAAGTTCTGCACCTTCAACGTCCATTGTAATTGCACTGGGCATTATGCCTGTTTCAGAAACAAAGTCATCAAGTTTAATAATTGGTATTTGTTCAGTATTATCATGAATATATACATATTTATTTTTATCAATAATTGGACCTAAAGATCCTTTACCCCATCTATTAAGATCAGAACCTTCTCTGGTATCTGTTGTAATATCACCCATTAGTCCAGAATAACAACCACGTGGATCTATATTAAATCTTTTATACCACAATGCATGTATGTTGCCCCAAAATTCTGGAGTAGGCTCAATTAAAACCATATTTTCTGGTCCAACTATTTCAGCATAAATTAAATTACACCAACCACATTCTGTTCCAATATCAAAGAGAACATCACCTTTATTGAGATGCTGCCTCATACTTTCAATTCTTTCTCTTTCCCAATAGTCCCAAACATCCCAACTTGCTAATGGTTCATTAAGAGTAAGAGTATAGTCATAATTAAAAGTTTCACCTTGACGAAGATAACCAACCTCTTTCCATTTAATATCACTTCTTTCTATAAACATCATATGCCCAACTCCTTTAGTATTTGTTCCCATCTATGAACATATGTATGCTCACGTTTAGTTCTTTCATGCCCTCGTAATCTTATCTGCTCTCTTTCATCATCATGTTCTAAATAATAATCTATCTTTTTCTTAAGATCATCAAGATTACCGTGTTCGTACCAAACAACTTCATCATCTTTAAAATATTTATCAAGACCAACTATCTTAGGATAAATAGTAAACCCACCACGACCAGTACTTTCAAACAATCTATCACTTGTATAATATGGATAGTTAAAATTAATATTTAATGTATCACCAATTGCAATTTTGCTACGAGCATATATACGATTAAGTGCGTCGCCTCTTACAGTTCCAGTATCACCATCTCCACCTACATGACAGAAACGATCTGTATATGTTTCCCTTAAGAAGTCTATAAGTTGTGGTCTAAATGGATACTCTTGATGATACCTTTTACTTCCCACGAAAATAACATCATAATCGTAATACTTTTTATTTTTATCTGGATGAATATAACATTCCTTGTCATACACTCCAGGTGGCATAAAATGACCTTTAACCTTTGTATTTTTATTAAACCAGTCTGCCATTAGTTTATCTACAGTAAAAAAGTGACCTATTGATCTATAGAAACCATCATTTTCAAGATCCTTTTGTCTGTTGATACCAAACCAAAGATCAAGATGATATGTCATTGTTGGTATTCCGTGCTTTTTTAATTCATGCAAAACATCAATCATATCTATGCTACCAGGAGTTTGCCATCCATGAGTATGAACCCATATAAATAAATCAGAGTCAAGAGCCTCACTATAAATTACTTTAGCCTTTACCTTACGCTCTTGTAGTTTTATTACCGTGTGACCTAATGATTCAAGGGATGCCGCATGATGATTTTCGCTAGAATAGGGAACTTCAAAGTTTCCTAAAAAAGTAATTCGTGCCAAATTATACCTCCACTTCTAAATATTATATCATGCTATAATTGTTTGACGGGGTAAAAATGAATTTTGTATACATATGTCGTGGTGGAGAGAATGAAGAACTTAGATATTCTCTTAGATCAGTTGCTGCCAGTTTTCCAGACTCTAACATATGGGTTGTTGGCGGTATTCCAAAATGGTATTCTGGTAGTAAAATATCCATAGAGCAAAACGCTGGCAAATGGGCTAATGCTATAAATAACTTAAATGCAATAATTGAATCTTCCGATATACAAGAAGAGTTTGTTTTGATGAATGATGATTTCTTTATCATAAACAAGATAGACTCAATTAAACATTATCATGAAGGTCTTTTGCTTGATAAGATAGAAAAATATAATGAACTTAAAATGGATCCCAACTATGTAAAAAAACTTGGGCATACCTATGCAAGACTACAAAGAATGGGAGTAGAAAATCCAATTAGTTATGAAACGCATACTCCAATGACCATGCTAAAAGGCAGATTAGAAGAGATTATGCAGTACTGTCCTCCTAGTTTATGGAGATCAATGTATGGCAATGTTCACCATGTGGGCGGGGAACAAATAAAAGACGTAAAGGTATACTACCGTGATAGATTTGCAACCATATCTAATGACTATACAGCGTCAGATTTGCCAGTATTATCAACAGATGATGAATCTTTTGTAACTGTAAGAGATTTAATATTAAAGAAAAAGTTTACAAAGAAAAGCAAATACGAAAAATAAAACTATCGCATGAAATGATAGTCCCCATCGGGGCCATTATCAGAGAACATTCCCATACTCTTAAAGCCTTGTGATGCAAGGTAGTCAATAATAACTTCCTTCTCAGGAGATCCTATATTATATTCTACATCTCTTAGTTCTACTATAAGGTGCTCGCAGGACTTTAATGATTCCGTTGCCCCCATGAGAACATCTAGTTCAGCACCCTGAACATCAATTTTAATTAATTGTGGCTTATTCAACATTTTATATTTAGCGAGATCGTCGAGAGTTATTGTTGTCATTTTAACAATACTTTTATCATCAAAAAGATATTCTGCTGCTGGACTATATTTAGGATTTTCTCTGTAATAAGAATTGCCAGCAAAGTTTTCGTTATTCTGATAAAACTTAATTTGTTTTCCAGATTCATTGCTAAGTGCTCCAATAAAATACTGTAGTCCACTTTCTAAATATAAAGTTTCAAATGCATCAGTTGCATCAAATAAAACTATCTCACTGTCTGGCCAAATCATTTCTGCTCTTTGTGTCCAATGTAGAACACACGCACCTATGTCATATATTGTTGTAGGATAAAAGTCAAATTGATGTTTTAGCCTAACTAAATAATCATGATGGTTTGTTGGTAGATTTTTATAATCACTTACCTTTTTTATATTTTTAAGTATGTTTTCAGAGTATTGCTTTGCCATTAAGATATCCTATCGCTCTTTCTAATCTTAGCACATCATCCTGAAATACACCAATGCCACGATTACAGTTATGGCATAAAAAGCCTCTGAAAGAATCTGTTTCATGATTATGATCTACAACCCAAACACTTGCATTGCCACCAGATCCCTTTAATTGATCTTCATTCTTTAGGCATATAGGACATATATATCCTGGATTTGGATATCCATATTGTTCTTTTAGTTCTTCCCTGCGCTTTGCTAATTTTTTTGCACAATTTTTACACTCTGGTCTTAGATATCTTCCACCGCTAGATGGCGAAAATGCAGACTCATCTAGTTCAAACTTACACTTACTACATGTTTTCATAGAGCGGATAGCGGGAATCGGACCCGCACATTAACCTTGGCAAGGTTACGCACTACCACTATGCAATATCCGCACAGTAGAGCAGGTAGGACTTGAACCTACGATAACCGAATTATGAGTTCGGGGCCTTGACCAACTTGGCTACTGCTCCGCTATTTTTCACTAATTAACTTTTTAATATTATTAACTTTAGTATAAGCATCTCCACCAGCATCAATTAGTTCCATAATCTCATCAAATGCTTGCTTACGAGCCTTTTTACATCCGTTGCAAGGACAAATCCAATTATTTTTTTTATTCATGTTTAATCCAATAAATTATTTTTTATTTCCTTTAAAACAATTTTATTTGTATGGCTTTTGGTAAACCTAGAATAAAGATCAGTAAAACTAGACTTTGGCCTTATTTGTTTATAAAGTTCCATTTCTATTGCTATGTTTCTTATCTTATCTGTTAATTCAAATCTTTTCAATTCTACTTTTTTTTCAGTATTAAATTTTAAATAAAAAGCAGGATCATTTTCTTTGACTTTTAATTCATTATTGTTTTCCCAAAGTATATATGTAAATGGAAATGGTCTTATCCATTTTGATATATTAAAAGATCCAGATGCTACTGTAGCATATTCTGATGCTACAGGATTATGTAAATATGGTGCTGTTTGTTCCATTTCAATATCATCTTCTGAAAAAAACAACCAAAAAAAATCTGCATCTACCATATATCTATTATCAAAAGATGATGATCTAAGCATCCATGAATTTAGATTTTCACTTTCAAAATGAGGTTCTTCAACTGATCCACCAATTTTTATATAAGAACTAAGAGGTGAATTTACAACAAAAGTATTTTTATATAAATTTTGAAATGATGTACATGATTTATAATTTCCAAATCTACCATTAAAATTTACATCTTTTATTGTTTTTGGAAGTGTTTTAATGATTGGCTTTGGTTCTTCACAAAGCATATTTACTCTATATACTGAGTCTTTGTTTCCCCAAGGTGTCCAATAAACAACTGTTTTATTATTTATCATTACACCTTTCCTTGCTGCAAATCATGTTTTCTTTTAATTTTACCTTCACCTACACCAGTCCAATACATGTTATAGTAATTAATGTCATAAGAAAATGTTTTTAAATGTGCAACGTGTGCGCCAGTGTGTGCATATGCTTGAATACCAGCCTCTTTTGCTTTTCTAAAGAATGAAACATCTTCACTAATAAATTTATTTGCTGCTTGTTGGTTTTCTCCAAATACAGAAAATTCTCCAGCAACTTCACGAACCTTTGGAACAATTGATCTATGCATTAGAACAAAACCAAAGCCAGCAACATCAACAGGAATTAATTGATTTTGTGGCAGTGGATGAATTGCTCTAGTTATATATTTATTATCTGTATCCATATAAAGCGCAGGTGTTGGTTCCATTAGACTTTGTTCATTTTCCTGACTTACAAAATACACACCAGTTACTAATGGCTTGGTAATTTTATCTGCTGAATCCCATAATAATTGAAATGCTTCCATGCTCATAACAATATCTGAGTCTATCCACATTAACCAATCACTTTCCATATTGTCATACCAATAATCAATAAGAGACTGTCTTTGTCTTGCAATTTGATTACCTTGAACACGAATACTGCTTGTTACTTTAATTCCCCTGCGCTGTGCTTCAAGCAGGGTATTTAACAAACCACTTGTAAATCTTCCTTCTACTGTACCACCATCACACCATGCAAACGATACTGTTTCCTTATCGCTATGTCCAGATGTTGGCTTGTCTTGAATATTTTTAGGTTGTGTTTTACTAGGCTGATTCTTGGCCATTCTTATGCTCCTTTAGATGACGTGATAATGTATCGTGAGCAAAGATCCCCCAACGGACTTCAAGTTCTTTCCCACACTTGTTGCAAACTGCTACTCTACCTTTTTCCATAAATCTATTGTACACTAAATATTTTTATTTGTCAATTATTCACAAATATATGAAAATGACATATGAAATTTATCTTCTGTTGCAGCATTGAACGGGGTATTGAAATCCATTGGCTCATCTTCTCCAGATCCAGCATGTTGCCACAGTGTCATTGTAGAACTTGAAGGCGATAGGTGTCCTTTAAGACTATAATGTTTAAGAGATGGTAATGTATCATGAGCAGAACCACCATAAACATCTGTATGATATTTAGATGCAAAAGGCAAAGTTAAAGAATATTGACCAGTGCCAAAATTAGTTACGGTTGTATATAAAACATCAATTTGTAGCATAACCCAATTGCCAATTTTAATATATGATCCAGTTGCTGGAGTTCCAGTAAATGTAAGACCTGTACCAGACCATGTTGGACTATATGAATTTATCTGAGTTGTAAGTCCGCCTACATCACCAAAAGCAGGATGTGTAAAACGTGCCATTAGTCTTTAGACTCCAGCCCAGTTTTAATAACTGCAGCAGTTAGTCCACTTGTGGAAGCGACAATGTAAAGATGATCTTTCGACGGTAGTTCAAAAGATATTGAATGATTAGGAAGAATCCTAAAGCCATAACTAGATGTTGTAACTCCCTCGCCACCTACATAAACATAGCCTGCTGTATTATTATTCTGAATTGTAATATCAAAGCCAGAATGAGTGGAACCAGGAGTTAGTTTGGTTGCACTATCACTAGCAAGTGTGTATATTTGATGTTCTGTCATAAGATTATTATATCACCTCTGTTTTGGTTCTAGTTTGTCCCAGTGCCCTGCAGGACTTCCTTGATACATTTGTCCAGTTTCTCTATCAATGAGAAGCCATTTAGTTGGTGCTAAAGTCTTTACAACAAGCAACACTTCTTCTAAAGTTTCGGGGTATTGAAAAGACTCACGCATTATCGTCCCTGTTCGTAATGTCGTAATGATATGAATCAGAATCTTCTGTAATCCATTTAGCAGCATCTTCTACATCCCATTTGCGGGTATTGATTAAGCGATGTATAACAGGCTTACCAGGCTTAGTAGTGAAGGAAGGCTCTAAGGCAAAGATACGATTGTTTGGCTGAATAGCAAAGTTACCATCATCACGCTGAATAACATGACCACACTTATGTTGGCCAGGGTTTTCAGAATAACCATCATCTAAACTATTTGCATCTCCGCTATACCAGTCAAGAGTAAATAAATATTTGCCAGATATCTTAGTCTTAGTTCTATCCATATAGAACATACGAAGGTTTGCAAGATTTGAAAACTTTGTCACGGTAATAAAAGGACTAAATGAATTCCACAATACTAGATTATGTATATCAACTTCAGGCACATTAGGTTCGGCGCAGAACGCATTGATTGGCATACGCCACCAGATACCACCATCTTCCATCATAAAGTGAAATAGTGGACTGCGGTTCGGTACACTGGAAACGCCAAAGATCACGCAAGGTAAGTAAACGTCGTGGCTATCTTTTTGGTTCCGCAAAAAATTACCCCGCACATAACATTCAATCGGCGGGATGTTAGCATTTAATTCGGGCATAAGTCAATTCTACCATCTCGGCGCAAAAGAGATATCAAACCACCATCCGCCCCTTTGCAGGGCGGTATGGTTTAAAAATCCCCGTATGCGTATTCGTCACTATTCATATTCACCATTCTAGATTTGCCACAAGGACAAGGTGGAGACTGATGAATGTTCTTTGGATCAATGTCCGAGATAATAGCCATAATGGTTTTGCACATTGGACATTTGAATAACCATTTTGATGTGTATTTACTTTCTTCCACGAGCAACCTCCGCTGCTTGCATTCTCATTCCCAAACCATTCAACTGAGACGACCCGCCAAGATCGATTGATTCAATCTGACTGGCTATACGCTCACGCATTTCATTTTCAATGGCTATAATTGTCTTCCCGACTGTGCCCCACATGGAAGCACCAAAGTTTTTATGTACTTCATTCCAAAAGTATTTACCTACTTCTGTTGTTATTTCATCTTCAAAATTCATTTTCTTCTTCCTCTTCAAAGTCAAGATCTTCAAATGCTTTTGCTAAATCGCTAAATGCCTTGTATGCACCAAAGGCTGCAATAAAGGCAGCAAGCGCAAGTATCGTAATCTTTTTATTTCCCATAATTAATTACCTTAAATGCATCGCCTGTTTCTTCATCTATAAAGTCCCAATGAAACTCTTCCCAATAAGGAACACCATCTTCATTGTAATCATCCCATCCAGGACCTTCCATATCTAAATCATAAACATAAAATGTTCCATACTTATTATAAATAGGCCAAAAAGTATCCCAAAGAAATAAATTAACTTTATATCTCCAACCAGTATACCCGTTATCTTCCATGTAGGATACATCTAGTAGGCCTCTTGATGCAATGCCACCTAGCCAGTTTGCAATCCAGCGTAAAGGGCGACGGGATTTATGAATAGCCACAGAGTCATCTAAAATAGACCTAACCTCATTCATACTGTCTAATTGATCATAAGGCATATGCCAACACTCCTAATAGAAATCCTATAATGAAGGAAGCCCCGACCAAGGTAGAGATAAAACGCTTTTCAAGATAGCGTTTGATGACAGCCCGTTCTACCTCACGGTCTACTTCATAAATTTCCTCGTCAATATAGTATTCAGCCATCAAACCAGTATACCCCATTTCGGGCGGGGAGTCAAATAAAGACTACGATTAAAGTAACTAAAGGAAGTATCCACCATATATGCTTAAGCATGTTATTCCTCAAATGAGGTTTGGGATTCTAGCATAGCGTTGATATCGCCATTAAGAGGATCATGGTTTGGGCATACGGGAAAGAGTTGATAGCCAATTGCTTTTATACCCTCGGATTTTTGATTACAGAAATAGCACTTAGCCATAAACGCTAGGTTCTTCTGTCGCATATCGTCCAGTAATTGGACTAGGCGTACATCTTTATACCATTGCGTGTTTTGGCTAGGCATGGACATATCCCATTACATAGGCACAGGTTTTACAGACATACATGGTTTGGTTTGGTAAAACCATTTTAGTAAATGTGTGTTTGTCATCATCACAGTATCGCATAGTTCTCCTAATTTTAATGAGCAGTTTTTCTCATACTCAGGAGACTGCTTCCAATTTCTGTGGATGGGGTGGAGCAAATTTATCAGATCCCCATATGCGGTTTTGTGGTTGCAGGTTACCCTGCTTAACAATTATAGCATAAAAAGTTCTTACTAAAATAAAAATGATATTCCATTCGTGGAGGAAAGTGGAGGGAAGTGGGGAATGGAGCACTTTTCATAGGGGGCTTCGTAATGCCAAACCCCAAACCTTTCAATCCCGATATCCCCGATATGGGCGTATCATACACTAAGATATATGGTTTGTCAAGTCCTAAATACCGCCCAAAAAATGTAGAAAAATATAACAAAACGTTATAATAATATAACAAAATGTTACAATACCAAACCAAAATATCCAGAAATCTGGGAAAAAATAAATGGGGTTCGTAATGTCTTATATATGGGGGATTAGGGATACTTTTCTATACCCGCCCCTGCGGGGCCGCCGCCTGCGGCGGGGTATTTGACAAAGATCGTAATGTCCTGTATACTTATAAGTACATTGAGATCAGGTTACCTTTCTGGCCTGGTCTCAATTTTTTATGGTTTGGGAGTACTTGACAAAAGATACAAGGTTTGGTATACTGCAAACTTTCTGGCGGGGCTACGGTTTGATCGTTCGTAATGTCTCGTTCAGCGGGGGCTACGGTTTGGCCGTTCGTAATGTCTGAAAATGGGCGGGGAATTTAAAGAACATCCTAATACCGCTATAGTATATATAACAAACCATGGTTTGGGGATATAAGGTTTGGGATCGTAATACCTCTATCGTAATATCTGGTTTGGGATGCCTGGATTGTCTGGTTTGATAGTATTTAGCGGCAACTTCTAAAACGGGGCCGCAGGCGATTACGGAGTATCTTCTCCTGCTGCCCAGATTTCTGTGATGTGTTCAAACCCCGTATCTTTTATTCCGATTATCCCAAGAAATAAATCCCAAGTTTCTGCGACATACTTCTTGCCGTCCTCAGTAATTTCACACAAGCCCTCAGCAGTTAGGTAAGCCAATGGCAAACCTACATCATTGAACTCTATAAACTCTTTCATTTTTTCATTATCACGAAACTGCGTATAGAAATCTCCTAAGATTTCTATTTTCTTAGAAAAGTCTGTCGTCATAGTATCCCCCTTGTTGGTAGTATTCTGCTACATCTTTATTATACCTTGCCGAATCCAAAACCTCAATAGCCCTGCTATAAACAACATAGGGATTAGAGTGAGCAAGATGATAGCCTACTGCTTCTAAATCAAGACCAAAATCAGATAGAACAACGCCTATCTTTCGGGCAGCCTTCTCCTCAGAAGTCATACCTACTCTTCGGTTGATTCTATACATAGTCGCTCCTATTCTATCAAAAAAAGTGGGGGAGAGCAAGTTCTACCCTACCTGCTCTCAACCCCTATTGTGAGGTGACCCCTCATCCTCACATTATGGCCTGTTCACCACGCAGGCCCCTCATTTAAACCATTGCTGGCAGATTGTAATCAATGAATGATTGTATTGGGTGAGATGACCCATGGTGTATAACAGTATTGTTAGTGAAGTCGACGGTGACTGGTTCATAGGACTCCTCGCCACCCTCCCTTCCTACATGTAGGCCAAACCCTGTTTCTTCATTCCAGGACGGTCCTACCAATTGACTCACAGTGATACGTAGTGCATATGGAATGTCTCCCATAGAAATACGTGGCATTGCTGCATTCAGTGCTGCAGCCAAATCTGGAAATTTACTGTCCCCACCCCAATGGCTGTACAGTGTTAAATCTCCCGTCGGTGTTACAAATGTAAAGTTAGTTCTTGCTCCCATTATGTTTCCTTTCTAGTTGGTTTGCTTTAAGTGTATCGAATTCAAGAGGTAATGTCAATTGGATCCATTCATTCATCATCTGCCTCTATCTCATTCTCAAAATCAATAATGAGTTTAGCAACTCTGCCATTCTCATCCATTTCTGCGAATACAGAATAATATCCGTCACCATAGCCAGTTGTAGATACAACAGCCCTGCCAGTCCCAATCATGCCAAAGTTATCTTTTAATGTGATACCACAGGCACCAAGGTAGCCGTATTCTCCAGCCTTATTAATGTGATTATCAAATGGCTCTTTATCTCTATTCCAGTCTTGCCATTCATCCAGATAGCATGGGTCACCAATCATTACCTGCCCACTGTCGACAGAAAATCCACCCACGTATTTTAGTTCTAGGTCATCAAACTTCATCGTTAGCCTCCCTTGCCATGATAGCAAATGACAAATCATATGTCAAACTGTATAAATGTGTTAGAGCGTCGACTTGGCCTTCCCAATACTTACGCTCCATAGAATCCATTGCTTCTTCAGTCTCATTCTCTACCTCTTGTGCACGAATGAGTTCTTGTTCTGCTTCAAGCATTAAAACTTTTAAATGCCCGTGCATAATATCAATACCACTAATACCATGGTCCACCTGTCGCTGCAGGTATGGTTCTAGTGTTGTTGGTGCTATTTCCATTACAACATCTCCTCTATTACTGACAGCAGGTGTGCTGTGGCAATACGCTGTCCCTGCAGCCAGTTATACTCAAAGTCTAACTCTGAATAATCTTTTGAGGCAGGGTCAAGTGATTCCATTTGCTCACTAATTGATTCTGAATCTTGGTCAATGCTAATCAAATGTAACTTAGTATATTCGATTAACTTGGTCTTTCTATTAATATATTCTGATTCCATTATGCTTCTACCTTTCTATAGTCAGGAACGTTGTCCAAGTATATCTTGTGAGTATCGCACTCTGCAACACAGTCAAGGTCTGCCTCGCCCATATAGTGACATGAATCACAAATCTCACCACAACCTTCCTCACAATATTCGAGGGTATTTATAGAATCACAATCTCTACACTTATTCTCATATGATTCTTCCTCTGTAGCAATACCGTTGTTAAAATTAACAGAGCCACCCCAACCTGTTTCTTCCTCATAAGATAGATTCATCTCTAGGCTAGGATATTGTTCTGATAATTTAGTTATAGCCTCAATAGGTGGAGACCAAGCAGTATTAAACTTATAGCCTAAAACAGTTGTGCTCTCCTCATGTAACTCAGTATCAGGATACTTATCGTTATCATGAACTGCAACATCCCATTTGGTTCCCCAGTTACGAACATTCCAGTCATACCAGCAGTTACCCTTGAACATAAGGGCTTCCTCTAATGGTTGTCCGTGTTCAGGTTGTTTGATGTATTCCTCGTCGGATACACCGTCCTGAATATGATTATATATATTATGAAATGCAAATACTGGATTAGAGTATGTAGTATCTGCTAATTCCATTTTGCCAGTTGTTGCATTCCATGAATCATGGGTCTTGACAAAAGGCTTGTTGAGTTGTCGTTTGATATCTGCAATCAGGGCTTCGTCACCTGAGATATCAAGATAGTTGTAACACCAATTTGGCATTATAGGTCCTTTCTGTGGTGATTAAATTCTAGCAAAAATGGCAGGGTATGTCAAACACGACCCTCTGCAATTAATCCTTGTAAGAAATCCTCTAGATCTCTTAATACTGCTCTATCTTCATCTGCAAACCTACCTGTCATATGATGATGAATAGTATAATTTAAAGTCATAAGCATTTTATCTATTTGTTCTTCTGTATAACCTAACATATTACCCTTTCTGTGGTTTGTCAATAATACCAAAATTCGGGGAAAAAAGCAAGTCGTTCTTAATAAAATAAAAATATCACACTATCTTATTTATCATAGGTGGCGGCAAATTTTTATTTGCGATGCGTACGAGATTTGAACTCGTGATCTCTACCGTGACAGGGTAGCGAATTAACCAAACTATTCTAACGCACCAAAAAAAATTGAGCAGTTTATACTCGTGCTCAGGAGTTGCGAATTACTTACGCAATCGCTAGAACATCTTTTACTACTTTGAGCAAACGATTTTTTTCTGCCGTGATAGTAGCGTCAAAACCACTAGCAGCAGCAAGTAGAGATTCGTTAGAACCACCACGAGCAGTTCTGTGCCAATCAAGGCGTTCGGTTAGAGCATTGAAAGCACCCCAAGCAGAGCCAGCAATCATGCCATTGAATTCGCCTGTGTAAATATCGTTGATAGTATCAACTTTATTTTCCCATTTCTTGATAGCACCCTTAGAATCCTTTTCAGGCTTAGGATAAGCAGCAAGAATAATATCGTTGAATTGCGTAGCAGTGATTTCTTTCTGAATCATAGCATGAGCCATTCTATCGAATTCGTCCATGTAAGCATTAGCAAGACCTAACGCTGTGCGAGCAATTTGAATTTTACCTTCAGCAGATTGCGTATGACGAATCTTGAAAGATTGCTTTACGCCGTCCTTCTTACGCTTTCCACCTAGAGCAAGATTGAGAGTGTTAGCACACACAACACGAACAGGTGTGATTGAGGCTTGAATAGCAATAGAGCCGTCATGTGATGTGTTGATTAGTAAATATGTCTTTACTTTATCAGCAACACCTGTCGGGTCTAATACTGTTTCACGCTCAAGAGCGAGAGAGCCGAATACTACACGCCCACCACGAATGGAGCCAGCAGTTTCCCAACGCCCACCACCATCTAACAATGTATCACCGAATGAAAATAATTCTTCATTCTGTAGTGGAACATAACGCTCACCTACAACACCAAGAACATCTGTCTGAGTGTTATCTGTAGGATTTGTTCTAACAACATATTGATAAGATTTATCTGAGGTTAGTGTATTTGGAATCTCAACATCAACCAATCTAACATTCCAATTATTTAGATTAGCAGCAGCAAGCATTTCTGCCGTATTTTTTTCTTCTGTGAAAACTGTGCCTAAGCCATGCCAAGCAGGTTCTCTGAAAGAAGCGAAAGAAGCAACGCCATTTTGCGTTTCTAATTCGTGAGCCATTTTTTTCCTTTCATTAGTTATTTACAACCAATCTTAGCAGACATGGGTGAGAATGTCAAACTATATTGGGGAAATGTCCCGACACGCCGTAAACTTGACAAAGCCAGGTTTTGCGTGGCGGCAAATTTAAAAGGCCAGTTTTAAATCATGGCCCAGGATCTTGGATAGCCCCCTATCACAAAGTTGTGATGTTATCCACTTCTGCATCTGCACTTACGTCGTATGCATATGAATCGACATTGACATACAAATCAAGATTATCAATATCAAAATCTTTGAGGTCTGCAAGTGGGATGCTAACAGTTCCTGTGATTGTTGCAGTTGCTTCGAATTCAATATCTCTAGTTGGATTTAATCCAAAGATGCTGCAGATATCAGAGACAATCTCCTCTGAATCCATATCAAGATATTCAGGAAGACGATTTTCTAATTGTCCTACCTTATCAGAATATTCTGATAGTCTCTTAGATTTTCTACGGGCTTGTTCTAGGTCCCATTCAATCTCTGTTACCTTTACGGTGGGATATGAGATAGTTTGGTCCGTCGCATCCAAATCAATAACCTTGTAGGTTACTAACTGGTTAGGGTTGTAGTGGGCTGGTACTACTGTTTCGTTATTTGTTTCCATTTATTCAATGTCCTTTCCCATTGCTTCCATTTCTTTTATTGTTTCTAGCATATCATTTATTTGGCTTTCGGTCAAGCAGGCATGAGTAACTAGAGTAGCAGTCATCGCTGATAGATGAGCAGAATACATATACATTGCTTTGATAAAATCATCTTCATCTAGTTCGTGTCTGTGATGAAAAATAGCAGAAGCCATTCCCATAACTTCCTCATCATGAACGGCATCTCTCGTTGCCTCTTGTATTGCTAATGCTGTTGATATCATTAGGGCTTTCCTTTCTGTTGGTAAGTATTTAGTTTAGCAGAAATCAGGGAAAAATACAAATCGTGCCGTAAATGCCCCCTGTGAGAAAAATCACATGTGGCGGCAAATTTTGGGAGCAGTTTTACATCATGCTCAGGATGAAGGTTCTCAAGGGACTTTCGCAACAAGATCAATGCAATCTAGTTTTGCATCGCAGGTTGCCTTGAACGCAGAGAACAATTTTGTTGTGACGGGAATCTAGATGATTACACAGTTCAAACCCGTCACAATTCTATTAGTATGTTTTTACCATAGCAAATCTGGTTTGGTTATTTGCCAAGCGTAGCATAACTTTGGTGACATTGTGACGCATTGGAACGAACTTTTCAATACGACCTGTGATACCTGTTTTGCTTGTGGTGAATAAGTCACCGACCTGGTAAGTATAGCCTCCGAGTGTCATTTGTATTTCCTTTCTGTTGGTGTGTTGAGCAGTTTTATCTCATGCTCAGGAGAGTAATTTACAAGTATCTTGCGATAGAGTTGTAAGTAGAAGTGGAAACTGTTTCCTCATCTGTCATCTTGAGAATACGGATAGCGTTCTCAATTTCATCTACCATTTCCTTGTATTGCCACTCATGATAAGTGTCAAAATCCTTTTCAGGTTCTTTTGGTAGGTCAATAGCACCTTTAGGCAAGCCAAAAGAAACATGAACCATGCCATTGTATCTTAGATTAGCAGATAAGTCCTCTGCCTTGCTGATAGCGTTGAGAGCGAGTTTAGCAACATCTTTAGACCACTTTTCGTGAGCCTTCTGATACTTCTCCTCGTTAGTTGCTTGATTAGCCTTATCCTTTTGGATTTGTGCTAACTTTGTTTCTAATGCCTTGATTACCTTTGTGGTGGCAATTTTGACATTTATGGATTTGTTATTTCTAGCCATTTGTTTTTCCTTTCTGTGGGGTATCTATCCTAGCATTTCTAAGATAAAAAATCAAATTGAGCAGTTTAGCCTTGACATGCTCAGGTCAGGTTAGCCTACGCTAAAATTACGCTTTCCAAGTTGTCCAGCGTGTATTGCCTTCAACATCAAGTTTTACACGAACCGAGCCATTGGCGTTCGGCACGATTTCCTTGATAACACCTGTTACCTTAGACTTTTGTGAAGTGTAGGTATCTCCTACCTTGTATAGTGCTGACTTACGACCTGCCATTTGTTTCTCCTTTTCTAGTGGTTGTTATTACTGTATTATTATGACATTTTGGGTTGTATTTTGTCAAGTCCAAATACCATAAATCTCATTATTTGAGATTAGTGACCTAGCCCTGCGAACACAAGCAGAAGCCCTATCACTAATAAGATTATTATTGTTTCCATTAGTCCCCTTATCTCTTTTTGGCACTAAACACTATGTCTGCCTTGTTATAGACACACAAGGAACATTTTACACAAGCAGAGCCTTCTTTGTCAATTAGGGGAATTGCTTTTTTATTTTCAGGGCATTTAGCACCTACCCTGCCAATCATATCTTTCATATCTGCCTGTCCTATTGCGAAAGTATCGGCAAGGTATGCTAATCTAATTCCACTTTGAGATAACTCTACGGCTTCTTGTTTGTTATCTGTATCAGTACTAAAATAGAGAGATAAGTTGTCAATCTCTTTTAGCATACGGGCTGCGGAGGGTACTCTAGTATAAACCCAAAATTGTATGTCAGGATTATTTAGAATAACGTGCTTCCATGCGAAAGTGTAAGTGTCATTGAAAAAGTCCCCGTCCCAATGAATACGAAAAAGTTTCGGGGCATTGCGTTTATCACAATCAGCCCTAAACTCATCTATCATGTCGGAGATAAGTTTTTCCATAGTGTCATGGTCTGCGTCTTTGAGCAGGTTCCAATTATGGAGTAGAGTATCCCTTACTCCTTTGTAAATCTTTTCGAGTTTTCCTGCGTAGCATACCTTAGAACAAGTAGGTGTTTGGTTAGGGCATGAGAAATCTTTTCCAGCAGGTAATCCGAAAGTGTTGGCAATCGTTGGGGTTTTTCCGTTGGTGATACGGCATTGGCTACCTTTCTATCGTTAGAGCGTTTTAGTTTCATGGGGTTCCTTTCTGACCTTCAAGAATAACATTTTAGTGTGGTTTTGTCAAATTTTTGTGTTTAACTTTTCGGGAATAAACTTTCTTGTTCCTTAATGGGGCAGCAGCGTTAGATCTCCGTAACTCTTGAATACGGCGTATTTCTGACTGCGTTTTTTTATACATGAAATAATCTTATCAGATTTCGGGAAAAAAATCAAATCCCACGTAATTGGGAGTTTCTGTACAAATCGGACGGGGCGGCAAATTTATTCTAAAATAAATAATTCAAATTGTTCATCATCAAAAATTTCTAGCACATCTTTCTCGCCATACTCATCTTCATGAATTAAAACAAAACCTTCTTTAGTTGGTGTGATAGAAATAATTTTGACAATACTCTCTGCAATACCAATTAGATCGTTTTCTTCTAATTGGTCTGCATTGAGCACATCAACCATGCGATAATCCATAGTTAGCATTGTAGCCTATTTTATAGTTACTCTGCCGTCAGCATAAAAGTTTTTTGTATACATTTTACCTGTTGGGTCTGTGAGATTATAGGTTGCGTATTCTTTAGCGTTGCCGTGGTCTTTACACAAAGCCCAAAGTTGAGCAGCATCAGTAAAGTCAGCAATTCGGTGAGTATTGTATAACTCTCCGTCATAGTAAGTAGTTATTACATACATATATTCCATTTTAGTCTTCCATTTCCTCTCTCATAGCCTCATGCCACGAATTTTCATCATACCAAATTTTATTTAGTGTGTCATATTGCATTTTAGTATTCCTCTCTTTCAATCACCCATGCGTCTAGGTGGTGTTGTTCAATAATAGCCCAAGCAGGGGCAGTAGTCAAACCTTTATAGGTTATGCCTTCAGGCATAGGTATTTCCAAATCCCACAAGCCTAGGTCATTTACGGCGTCAATAGCCTCAATACAAGGTGCGACCATTGACTTAGGAACGGGTGGATAGTGATTAGCCCGTAGGTGAATACCTATCTGAGTTTCAATATCTAAGTGGATACCTAACTCATCAAGCGTTCCGTCTGCCATTTCTGTTGCCATATTGCTTCCCATATTAGTTAGCCTCGCCTGTTGCGAAAATTGACAATTCACTTTCAGAGAGTAATCCGTTATCCCAAATTACATCTCCGTCCTCATCAAGAATTAGTCCATAAGGATTACACTCGCAATCCTCAATGTCATAGTCCTCGCCATTAGCAAAGCCATGATAACCTTTTCCGTAGCACAAATCGCAATTAGCGATAGTGCGTAGTGCGTATTCCAATTTATCCATTTTTATTTATCCTTTCTTTCAATACTGAAATCCTATCATGGGGGACTGACAAAATCAAATCCCCACGCCCTATTACCACGAGGAAGTGTAGTAAAAGGACAATTTGGACATTTCAGGCAGAGCAAATACTCTGTCCAATTTAGACTTAGTATTCTTTAGGTCATTCCAATACCATTCGTCAATATCAGTAGAGCCAAAGAAAAATCCTTCTTGTGGGGGTAGCAAATTAGGGTTGCGTTCTGCCAAAGCCCTATTAACTAGATCAAGTAGGTCTTTCAATTTCTCATGGGATACATAGTATTCCCCACAATTATCGTTGCCACCTTGAACATTATTTACAAACCAAGCGTGTATCTGATTAGCCTTACGCCAATAAGCACAAGTCACTTCAACATGAACGCCATAGATATCAACGGCAACATCTTTCATTCCTGCCGTTTCAACAATATTATTCCATAGAGGGAATACTACTTCAGGAGAGTCATAGGATAATTCATCATTATCCTGTAACGCCTGCCAATTAACTTTTTCCACGTATTTCTTAGCGTGGAGATACATATCTAATCCCATTTAGATATTTCCTTTCTGTTTTGATTTTTCCAAATCTTTTTTTTCATTTGCTACAAATCGTTGTAGGTCTTTTAGATTTTCATCTGTTAGGTAAGTAGAGATAACGCCAAAAGAATATGCGTATTCGCTATAACCTTTTTCTTTTGCTACGGCAATAAGTTCATCAAGTATTTTTTTTCTGTCTAAACTTTTCATTAGTTTTCCTTTCTATATTTTCAGGCTTTTAGCCTATCATTTTCTACTGACATTTTCAAATTAGAAACACATAAATCTCAAATAATAAGACGGCGTTTCTGTGAGAAAAATCACGGGGCTGCGTAAAGGTGACGTAATTCACATTGTGGATAACCCTGTGGAAAACGTGGCGGCAAATGTTGAAACTTCAACCAATTTAGTCAAAGTTTCAACAATTTAATTTAGATCTTTATTTCATTCCATTTCATCTCAGCAATTTCTTTACGCAAATTTTTATTTTCAATTTCAAATCTACGCAAATTCATTAGCATTCCAAAAAAGAAAACGCCGAATGAAATTAGAGCGAATGTCAAAATTATTTCTGTCATGCGTTTATTAGTCCTAACTCATCAACGCCACACGCTTTCTCAAAACGGGCTTTATCAAATCTGTCATTATCAGCGAGAAAGAATTGAGCAAATTCCTCAACCAAATCCTCAAATACCTGTGGGTGTATCTCGCCAGAAAATCCAGCGAGAATGTTAGCAGTTTCAATATAGTCTTTACGAGTCATCATTAGTTAGACTCCTCATCTAATAGAATGAACGCATGAGTGCCACCTTCATTGACACGCTCTAATTCTGAAAGTAATTCATCACGAGTTAGAAGTGAAGCATTACCTACTAATTCTGTTACTGCCTGAATATTTAGGTCTGTTACAACCTGCGTAGGAAGTTTAGCAAGTGAGCCTGCGAATGGAGAGTTAGCGTTAATGCGTGAAATAAATTTTACGCCATCTACCACGAATGGGTAGTCTGTATAGTTAGTTGTTGTCATTTTAGTTTTTACCTTTCTTGGGTGTGTTAGTTGTATTGACAAGTTTAGCGATTTTCTCTAGGTTTGTCAAGCGAGTCGCTTCACGCTCTTTCTTGACTAATTCTTGGAATTCATGAAGTTTCATTAGTCTGCCACCTTTACTGCGACAGTAGCCCAACGAGAGCCATTGAAACGAATTGCGTAGGCTTCATAGCCGTCAAGCCAAATATCCTCACGCTTCTCAGCGAAAGTGATTTCGCCGTATTGGTATTTTCTCGCAAGTGAGCGAGGGTAGTAAGTTTGACCCACAAGTAGGTCTGCGATAGTATAAGTTTTCATTTAGTTATCCTTTCTAAGATACTTTCTAATAATTCTATTATTTCATTTTTTAGCGTGAAAGTCAAATTAGACACACGCTTGAAGAGTGTGATTTCTCACACACCCAGAATGTCTGGACCATAGTATCCGACGGCAGCGACGACATTCATCACGCCTTTATAGTCTTTACAGTTTGGACAGAAGCGATCCCATCCATCCATCATGCGTGAGCAAAACACGCAGACATTATCAGTTAGGCACACGCCTAGATTTTCAATTTGGTTTAGTGTAGTCATTTTTGACCTACCTTTCTATTTTCTTACTCCGTAAGTCTAGCAGAACGGACTGACAAAATCAAATCGAAAATCGGGGCAAATCGGACATTGTGACGTAACTCACATGTGAGTAATCTCACAGCGTTGCGACACGCCCGAACGTGGCGGCAAATTTATAGTCTGCCAAATTTTATTAGCAGACTATTTTTATTTATTCAACAACATCTAAAACTTCAAATGCTTCGAATTTTACTAATTCACTATCAGGTAAATTATTCAAAGATTTACGCAATTCAAAAATTGCTTTTACATCGCTATCTGTATCAACGATGTATGAAATCAATACATTTTTTTTCATTTAGTTATCCTTTCTTTTTTTGCCTTGACCTAGATTATTTGCTCACTTATTTAGTGAGGCTCACTAGGATTTTTATTTAGTTATCTTTTTTTTCTATACTTAGCGTAGAGAATAAATAGCCTACGATAACCACACTCAGTACAATACTTATTTACTGATGTGCTAGACCTAACTTCTGTATAAGTAGGGTGCTTACAATTAGGGTTATTACCCTTTACATTATAGTCGTTATAGTGATACTGCTCATGGTCAAAACCATAGTATCCGTTATTTAGTTTTACATTTTCTTTAGTGTTAGTCATTTTATCTAACCTTTCTTTATTATCTAATACAAGTATTCTAGCAGGGGGTACTGACATTCTACTGACGAGTATGTGTATAAATCGGACATTCTAAAAAACTATTTTTGTGAATTGGGTCACAAGATCGTGGGCATAAAATAATTTGCCCGTAAGTATCGGCGTGTCGATTTGACAATTGCCGCCATGCCGCCAGTCCGAAATGTCCGATTTGTTCTATAACAAAAATTTATTTTATTTTATCGGCGTGTCGCCTTGACTTTGTCGGAGGTATCGTGTAGAATACTCCGTATTAGAAAGTCAAGAAAGGACAACTAAGATGGTTAAGAAAAATTGTATGCTTTGTGGTCAGACCACTCATGTCTCTAAACGCAGTATCCCTGCGATATGTCCGAATTGTATAGATTCGCTAAATAGTGTGAGATAAGTCACACGGGTATGACCAGACATACCCACAAACCACCCCCCGAAATGTCAGTGGTAGCAGATAGACTACCATTATTAGAAACTAAAGAAAGGTAGCAAAAATGCTAACACTAAATTACACAATTGAAAAAGACGGAATTGAACTTTCCGAAATAAATAAACTCATGCTTTCAGAGCGTCAGATAAATGACCTCATGGATACTCTTGTGGCTCATGGCTACACAGTATTAGAAATGTCAGTGGATAGTGCTACGATTATCCCTACAATTCACTATTCAGAAAGGAATAACTAAGATGATAAACTCAATTCAAAGAATAAACTGTGACGAGTGTTATGGTCACGGCGTTATCTTCTACGGAGATGATGACGATTACGCCGTTGAACCTTGCGAGTGTGTAGCGTGAAGGTATTTCTCATCTCTCAACAATTCGAGGGTAATTATGACTACGCCTTTTCATCACTAGAAAAAGCACAAGAGTTTTTATCCTCAGAGGATTATTATTCTAATTACTACATCACAGAGGTGGAGTTAGATAACCCCAAAGGTGAAGTGACTACTCACGATATCTATGATGTTATTATTTATAGGGCTTGATATGACCTACACGCATGAGCAACAATTACGGCTCGCATGGATAACAAAATACGGAAGCCCCGAAGGGTATCACAAAGCAACACAACTAGAGAAAGAAGAAATACTAAATGAAACTAACAATAACTAGCATGGCAGGCAATACTTCTAGCATGGAATTGCCAACTAAAGAAGATGTTTATTATTTTATTGACTTGTATAAATCAGCATTGAAAAAAAATCAGCGAGTAAAAATTACTTGCGATATTCTTGGAATTGACGGGTATTTACAAGGCACTAAACCAATACGCTAAAGCCCTCTAGTGCGATCTCTCCAATAGTGGTCGCACTATTTTTTTTGTATTTTTTTTCTAAATCATGCATCATACATCTTAGAAAAATATTCAGATTTTTATGAAATTAGGAAATTGACCAGAACTTCTTCATGTCTGGCAAAGAAGCGGGATTTTTGGTTTTTATGCCTGCTCTACTATATGCAGCCCTAGCACCAGCATCATTATCTATAGCAAGATCCACAGATCCTTTTAATCTCTCTGCAACTTCAGCCTTATGCTTGTTAGATTCACGGGTAGAGTATGGATTCATAATCAACCTAGAGTATTTGACACCTGCTGCTCTTAATGCTCTAACAGTTTCTGCTCTTTGAGAATTTGGCCTACCAGTTACAATAATAATAGATCCAGGCAGGGCATTAACATAATCTATAACCCTACGAATCGGGCGGGTACCGTAACGAAGCAATGTATCATCAATATCTACAATAGTAGCCATAACCTCATTATACCTAATTTGCTATAATGAAAACATGACAAACCCCACATCCTGTATCCACGTATACGAATATGTCAATTCCGAGGTTTGCCCTCATTGTGGGCGGTATACACATGAACCAGATCGTGAACTACACTATAAACTCTTTAAGCAATATTATGATGAAGGAAAACATCTAGCCTACAAATGCCCAATCGAGGGCGGTACCATAAGAGGCTGGTGGTCTATATAAAATACGCTATAGCACTCTTAATCCTGATATTTGGTTTGTTAAATTATTTTGCTTATTTGCAAAAAATCGGCGGGGTATAAAAAACCCTACCACTTTCCAACTGGACATTTAGCATGTTCCAACTTTGTCTTTAACTGCATAAAACATCCACATTTAGCACAACGTTCTGATTTTGGTTTAAAAAACTCACATGTCCGACATATGGCTAATCTGCTTTCTTTTAATTCTTCTCCAGACCTTGGCGCATTTGGATTTAATAGATCCCAGGGTTTGACTTCACGTTCTTCATCCATACTAGCCATTATATAGCATATGAGAATATAAAACCAGAACCTTGACGCTAGTCGTATCTTTGATTCGTATTAGTCATTGATGGTTTGTTATTCTTTTTGCGCCCCGCCGAAATACGTGATATAATTTCCACATTATGTCACCACAGGAATGGGCTGGATTCGTTGCAACGATCATAGGAATCGTCGGCTCGGTGGGACTAGTTTTGAGGTGGATCTTGAAAAAATATGTGCAGGAAATAATGGCAGAACTAAAGCCAAACAGTGGATCTTCAATGAAAGATCAAGTAACACGGCTTGAGGATAAAGTCGATAAACTATACGACGCTATTTTGATTCATCTTGAAGATCACGCTAATAAGTAACTATATATTATATATATTATATTCTTTTACTATTTTCTCTCTTAATTAATTATTATACACGCACTAATTATTATTGTCAAGCAAATACCCTCACTTTTTGAAAAAATTTACCTAATCGTTATAAACTTTTATTTATTGTCCTAAATAATGTTAGAATGAACGTGCTGGCCCGTCAGGTTGCTCTCTACCCACCCCCACTGCCCCTGACGGGTTCAGCCTTATTTTTATGATATAATCAAACATTATGACCGAAAAATCCTTTGTTGTTTCTGACACCTATAAATTCGGAGCGAATCCAGCCACTATTCAATGGAATGTTGTTCGTGGCGACACTGCTACGCTAAAGGTTGATTTCTTAGATGATGACGAAGTAACAAAATGGAATATATCTACTTGGGATTTTGAGGCTACTGCTTATGATGCAAGTGGCGATGTATTAGATGAATTATCTGTGACTGCTACTACTGGATCCGTTACTATTACTGCCCCCGCCTCATTGACGGAAAAATGGGGAACTACTTATAAAACCGTTGTGGCAGAACTACCTTTTGATTTAACAGCACACATTCCAGTATCTGGTGAAGATACATCTTGGACACCAGTTATTGGTACAATTAGAGTATTGGGAGATGTAACTCCAGGAGGATCGTTATGACTTTGCCTACCGTCGTAAAAATTAGTGATACACGCACTGACATTCCGCCTGTTATTAAAGTAGACGGAAAGATTTATAAGGTGTCACGCTAATGGCATTTCCAGCAACATATAATTTTAGTTACTACCGTGGAGATACAAACCAATTTGTAATTCGTCCAAAGAATTCTGACGGATCTGCTTTTGACCTTGCTGGTTATGATGCAGATTTTTTTATTGCTACCGCCCGTGGTGCTGCAACAAGCGTTGTTCAGTATGAAGCACAGGCAGTAGTAGATTCAACAAATGATTTAGTTACATGCACGATTCTGCCAGGTGTTGGATCACAACTTGCTCCAGGAACTTATGTTTATGACGTACAGGTTGATTCTGGTGCTTCTCTTGTTTACACATTGCTAACTGGCACCATCACTGTAACAGAGCAGGTTTCGGGTGCTGTGTAATGCCAGAAGTATTATTGTCAAATGACGACATTACAGTATTAGGTCCACCAACAACAATAGAATTACTTGTAGATATTGGACCACAAGGAATTCGTGGTAGCCAGGTATTTGTTGGTACTGGAAATCCAAATAGTATTGAAATTGGACAAGAGCCAGAACTTAACGATTTATTTATAAATACATCTCCAGGTGCAAACTATGGATATTTATATCAATACGTTTCTGAGCCAGGTGGAGTTACCTGGATTGAAATACTAAAAATGAATCCAACAATTTATAGCAAAAATCACTCTGTTACATTTACCAGTGGTACTGCAGAAGTAATTATTCCTATTGCTGATATCACAACCACAGAAACAGCGCTTATAGCCGATAACTTTAGCATTCAGTATAGTATTGCCCATGACAGTCCAGTAGCCTCTACAATGACCCTTGTAAGCGCTACAACATCTGATTTGGTAATAGATCTAGAGGCAGTAGAATATGTAAGTAGCGCTTGGTCTAATTTGGCCGAGGAAGTAGTTGTCCACTTTTTTATTACGATAGTCGAAGCAGGCGAATCGTAAGAATGTGGTATAATTTTCGAGAGGTGATCCTATGGCAGTAGAAAGTATTGGCACGATATACAGTGTTAATATCCCAGGCTTAACAGATTCAGCAGATATTCAAAATGCGTTTAAGGCATATCATTATGGCGCATATACTTCTATTGCAACTACCGCTGGAATTGGTTCTGGTGGTATCGCTTATTGGCTAAAAGGAATTGAAGACGATATTGCATTGCTAGAAGCACGTCCATCATCAGGTGGAGATGCAACATCAAGTGCTCCAGTCGCTGGAGACTTTACGCCATCAGGAATTCCAGATGGTTATATCTGGGTTGATCTTGATGGATCAATGACAAGTTCTGTTATTGGTGCTACTGCAGTCTATAATAACAATGCACCTACATCAGGTTTAACATCAGGAATTATTTGGGTAGATAAAGATTCATCTACTTCTACAACTGGTAATCCATTTATTCCTTCTGCAATTATTGCAGCAAAAGGAGATTTACTGGCGGGTAGTGCAAATGATACTGTAGTGGTTCTAACAGTTGGAAGCAATGGACAATATCTAAAAGCAGACTCAAGTACTACAAGTGGACTT